AGACTGCTTTATTTAACAACACAACAGGTATTAGAAATACCGCGAGTGGTTATAGAGCTTTATTTTGTATTACAAGCGGTGCTTGTAATGTTGGTATTGGTTATTATGCGGGGTATACAGGTACGACAGCCGCATATAATGTATTCATAGGGTCTAGAGCTGCTTATTCTCTTACTACAGGTGGTCAAAATACTGCAGTTGGTAAAGATTCAATGTATTACTTAACTAGCGGTACTCATAACACCGCTCTTGGAAATGCTTCTTTACTTAGCATTAGTACTGGTACTTATAATACAGGTAGCGGTTCGTATGCTTTATATACTACTTCCACAGGTGTCCGCAACACAGGTTTAGGAGCACATGCATTATACGAGAACACTTCTGGAAATTATAATGTTGCATTAGGTAGTCAGGCATTAAGAGACAACACAACAGGTTGTCTTAATACAGCTAGTGGTACATATGCATTATTTGAGAATACTACTGGTTGTCTTAATACAGCTAGTGGTTATATGGCTTTAAAAAATAATCTTACAGCATCTACTAACACAGCAGAGTTAACAAATTGTTTAACCTCTCCATTTGTGTATGTAGTATCGATAGCAAACAAGTCAGTCAGTTGGTCTACAGTCTTTAAATATTCAGTATAGTAGGCTTTCTGTGCTGTTTGGAATGTAGCAAGTCCAGTAATTTTTGCGTTAAGATCTGCGACTTCGTTATCAATGTGGCCTTGTAATGTATTCCATGCACCGCTACTAATGTAACTAGTTTGCATGTAGTTGTCAAGGTTAACAGCACGTGGAACACCACTGTCTTTAAACCACATGTTAATGCTTAACCAATGCTTATCAGTAGCAGCATTATCAGAGTAAGAGAAATCATTGAGTTGTCCAATATAAGACACACCATCAATTTTAATATCAAACCACTTCTCTGTGGCCCCGTAGTGCCTCGTCACGGCGCTTTGTCCAGCAGGTACGGCCAGACTACCACCGGGGGTAGCAGCACGCCTTAGAGGGGCTTCTAGCTTAGCCCCAGGGCGCTTCATCAGACCCAGAGCATACTCGGGAAATGCGTTCACGCAGTCACGTACTTCTCCGGGAAAT